CGCATTTTACCACCACGTTTTCTTTTAGCGTGTATGTTTGCGTATAAACCTTTACCAGCCATTATGCTTTTTTGTTAACTCCTCTTCCTTTTAATACATCAGCAAAAGTTACTTTGCCATCTTTGTTTAAATCAGGAAAAGATTTTTTCTTTTTCTTAACAACTTTTTTCTTTTTAGCTCCAAAAGTTTTTTCTATTTTTTTGACGTCTCCACCTTTTTTCATCATAGGTTTCTTCATCATCATTCCGCCACCCATTTTACCAGCTCTACCACCAGCTTTAAATGCAGGGACTTGTTTGTTAAATCTTTTATTTGGCATTATTTTTTTCCTCCGTTTCTAAATATTTGCGTACCCTTTATACCATATATGCTCGCAACTACAAGTATCCAGAGGTTTGTAAACCATGAAGGGAGCTGCGAAAACATTTCGAAGAATAATTTTACCTTATCCATAGCAGTTGGGTCATCAGATATAACTGCATATGCGAGCACCAACACGGGCAAACTAAGAATTATTAAAACTGCCTCGTCTTTCCAGTCTGACTGACGAGCTTCTAGTAGTTTTCCTTGGTAGGCTTCTTCGCCTTTGGCCATACGCTCTGCATGCATTAATTGTGCATCAGACATTGCCATTTTCGTTCTCTGCTTGTTAGCGTAAATTTTACTTCCAGCAGAAACGGCTAATTTAATTGCCGATAACCACATATTAGTACGCTTTAGAGTTTCTTCTTTTTTCTGCCAGCATTCTTTTTTGACCACCAACTGGCATTTCAGGTTTTCCTGTACCAATTAAGTTATAAGCTTTGTCAGCAGTTGTTTTAGATCTAGGATCTATCTCAACTTGTTGTTCACCGACTTGAACTGGCTTAATTTTATCTAGTTTTTGCATTTATGCTCCTTTTTTTACCCCTTTTATAACACCTTTGTTCTTAGATGCATAGAATATCTTTTCACCCCTCTTCTTACCATACTGTTTTTTCATGGATTTCATAATTTTTTTACCTTTTTTGTTAAGTGGCATTAATTATCCTCTACCATGACTGATGCTTGTTGAACTCCTGTCTTTGCAAGGCTCACTCCAGCTCTTAATTTAGCTAAATCTTCGTTTTGTTCTAATTTTTTGTCAAAATTATCTTTTGTTTGCATTAATTTTGCTCTGTTTAGGTCAATTTGGGCTTGATCTGCCATTTTTTTACGTTCATTTTCCATTGCACGTAGGTCAACTTCTCTAGATTTTAGTTTTAGAAGCGGATCAGAGTCAAATTGTGATGTAATTTCTTTTTCTTCTTTTGCAAAATCAGCAGTTAGCTCTGCAATCAGCACAGATTTTCTTGCTTCAAGGTCTTGAGACAGTTTTTGAAGCGCTTGTTGTGCTTGTGGGTCTTGCTGTGCCTGCATTTGTAGCATTTGTATCTGTTGTAGTTGCTCTGCAAACTCTAATTCTACTTGTTCTTGCGCCATCAAACTAATGTGCTCTAATATATTTTTTTGAACTGCACCCATAACCATAGGATTGTTACGAACAATGTTAGTAGACATAAAATTTAAGTGAGCTGTAACGTGTGCTCTGTGATCTTGTCCTCTAAAAGCTTGAAAAGGTTTACCACCCAAAGCATTTATGTGCTCAAGTGCAGGGTCCATGGGCTGCATTGGTGCAGGCGGAGGTAATACTTGATCTATATTTTTAATTCCTAATGCTTCGTACATTTTTCTGTAGGCAGCATACAGATTGTGTATCTGTGGATTAGATGTTGCAAGTTGTAATTCAGTTTGTGCAATTGTAATTCTTTGTGCCATTGAAAATATGTTTGGATCAGCGACTGGTAGTATGTCAACTCTCTCATCAAAATCCATTTGTTTAACTTCTCTTCTACCACCAACAACATCAAACGGATAAACTGGTGGTAAATATGTTTTAAATACTTTTGCTAGTAATTTAAATTCTTGTCTCATACCTACGTATAATCTTTTGTGTATCGCAGACATAACTCTTGATCCACGCTCTAGTAACGCGACTGTAGTTCCAACAGCTGCTTGTTGGTTACCGTCACCCACCTGCATGTCAGCAATAGCCGCGAACCTTTGACCAGCTCCTACTACTATACCCATAAGTTGTAATAGTGTTGCTGATGGTTCTTTGTATGGTAATGGGAAGAATGCATCACGTAAAGATCCACCTGGTGCATCAACATCTTTGAACTCACCTGGTTGTATTGGTGCGGCCTCGTCTCTAACTCTTACACCTCTTTGTTTAAATCCTGCCGGTAAATTAGATAATGTTCCTGCATCCAATAATTGACGGAGAGCAGCCGTTGCCGTTCTGCTTAATCCGCCAATCATGTGGATTAATCCAAATCCATAAAATCCTAAACCCGGTAGAAATTTGAAGTGAACAAAATAATGGATCTTATTTCTTTTTGGATCAGTCGGTTGATAGTTACGTCTAATAGATAAAACTTTTCTAGAGCCTTCATCAACTGTAACTACATATGGTAATTTTATTCCTGTTGGATTTAATTCATCGTCTTTGTCTTCAAATCCTTCAAGATCTAAATTTACGTGGCACTCTAATAAAGTATAAATAGGTTCTTGTTTTCCAGTTTTTTTAGTACCATCTAATTCTTTTTCTTTTTTTTCAACATCATCTTTTTGAACAGCACCTGGAGGTCCTAAATCTATATCAGAGTAAAAACCACTAACCTGTTGTTTTCTTAATTCGTTTTCTGATATCTTCATAGTTTGAATAATTGATTCTGCATCATTTAAAGATGTTGCAGAGTATGGAACTACTAAATCATCAGCTGGTACAAATTTAGATACAGCTCTTTCTAACAAATCATCGTAGTAAACTTTTTTAAAAGTAGAACCTGCAAGTGGTAGATGAAATAACATTTGATCAAACTCTGGCTCGTACTCTTCCATCTTCTCCATAAGTTCGTAGTTCATGTAATCTTTAACACGTTGTGCTTGAGCTTCTTTTTCTTGATCTGGTCTTCCAACTATCTGTGTTCTAACAGGTCCCTCTGATGGTAATAATTCTTTGTATGCTCCAGCTTGAAACTGTGTGACTGCTTCTGCTAACACTGGGTGTGTTGCACCAGATGCCCCTTGAAAGGGCTCTGTTCTGTTTTCGTATTTAAATCCTAAAAGATCTAAACCTTGTATATAAGATTGCTCCCAATCTTTTCTTGATGCTTTGTAATCTAAATAATTTTGTGTAAGTTCTTGACCAATAGGTTCTAAAACTTCTTCAGGTAGTAATTCTGCTAAGTTATCAAAGTGATTTGGTTGACCCTCTATATTAACTTTACTTGGGTCAAAATTTACTTCTACGCTTCCATCTTCTAATGGGTTAACTTCAACACCAGGATCAGCTGCTTCTTCAGCTTTCTGCTGTTCTACTTCTATCTCCTCTTTAGGATCAACCTCTATTGATGTTTTTACGTTTGGTAACGATTTGTCTATTTCTGCCATTTATATTCTCCGGGTTTATTATCTTAACCTGTTTTAAGGGAACATTCAACCCTTGTGGGTTAGGTCCTCGCTTAGGGGGTACTGTTCTAGTCAATCTTTTGTAAGTCATCTATCAATAATTGTTTAATGTTATCTGGAAAGGCTTCTACATTATAGCCAGCTGCCTCAAGCTCAGACCTTTTTAATTGGTTTGGCATTAGCTCTATGATCTCTTCAATAGAGTCTAAACCAGGTTCTACATCTTTCATTTTACCCATGTCGTTTATATCAGGTCTTGTGGTAAACTCTTCATACTCGTCAGGTGTTCTATAAGTTTTGCCGTCTGTTCCTATTACATCTTCACCCGGTTTATATGTAATAGTTTCCTCTGAAATAGTTCCATCTAAATAATCAGAACCTGTATCTACCATACCCTCTTTTGTTTTTTGAATGCTAATCTCTCCTGTCGACATATTTTCTCTCATAACGTAATCTCCTAATTGCATATTATTCTCGACTCTTGGATCGAACTCAGGTTCAAGTGCTCTACCACTTTTTTTAATTTTTTTAACAAGTTCAAAGAAGTACGGAGGAACGCCACCTGTTGCAGTTTGTTCAACTGTTGGTCTTACAACTTTTGTTGCTTTTGTAAACTCGTCTCCAAATCCTAACATTTTTGCAATAACTAAACTTGCTCCTGCTCCTGCAGTCTTTATAAAGTCTCTTCTGCTAATTCCATTTTTATCTAGAGTATTCTTAATTTCTTTTTCTAACAATTCTTTTGTTGTGTCATCAACTGGAAGTTTTCTTGCTTTTGCATAAGCTTTTAATAATTTTAAACCAGGAAATATTGGTGCTGTAAATTCCATACCAAGCGTTGCTGTATCAGCCAACACTTTTGGACCTACGGTTGTTCTTCTATCCATCATTTTTTGTTCTTCCATTTTAATTAAATCATCAAGTCCAGTTGCTTTTGAAATACCTTCAGTCATTTCTGTGCCAACTAAATTGTCTAAAAACTCTGAAAATATTCCTGTGCCTTTTATTTTTGCTGATTTAGGCATTTGATCATAGTCTTGAATATAACCTGTTCCTGTTTTACCTTGTACTTTAAAAGATGGTTTTGTTGTAATGTCACCAATTAATTTACCAACAGCAGGTAAAACTCTTAAACCAAACTCTCCGATACGAATACCAGTTTTAGCTAATCTATCTGCAATGTACGGATAGTTTCTAGGATCTATCATATCGTTAAATATTTCTATTGGGTTCATAGTTTCTCTAAACGTTGTTGCTTTTGGTAGATCTGCATCAGGATTTGTAAAATAATATTCTAACTCTTTTACAAACTCATCACTGCTCATGCCTGTTGCACCACCGTTAGAAAATCCTGCACGGCCACCATGTGCCATAAAATCTTGTAATGTTTGATCTGGTGTAACTAAAGATTTTATAATTGGAGATAGTTCTGTTTTATCCTCTTCAAGATTATCTAGCACAGAAAGATCAACACCTTTCTCATCCATAAATTTATCTTTAGCTGCTTCCATCTCTGCTTTCGATGCAGGTATATCTATGTCATCAACCATGCTTAAATTTGGTCTAACAGTCTGATCAAATTCTAATTGTGCTTTTCTAGCCTCTAAAACTTCTTTAGGAGTTTGTTCTAATACATTTTTTAAATAGTCTTGTGCAAAAGTAAACTCATACGGCATTTCAAATTTTGCATCTTCTCCTCTTGCTTTATCTATAGCAAAATCAAAACCACCTTTTGCTAGTGCAGGCAAATTAGCTATGCCCTCAAAAAATCTTCCAACAACATAATTAGCAGCTTGTTCACCAGATGCTCCTTTAGTAAAAGCTTCAGATGCATCCATGGCTGCAAACACAGGTTCTACTGCTCCTGCAACTTTACCAAAAGCTTTTAAAGTTTTACCAGCTACTTTTTTAACTTGTTCAACAGGTATGTTAAGATCCTCTGCTATTGTAGATAATATGGAGTCAATGGGTAGTCCTGAATTTAATCTATTTATTAATTTTGTTTCTGTAATTGGTTTCTTTTTTAAAAATTTTTGAAATTTATTAAAATCTGTTTTAGAAAATTTTTTAACTTGTTTTTTTACGTCTCCAACAATTCTTGTAAAACCTTTTTCAGCAGATTCAGCAGGAACACCATAAGCTTTTCCATCTACAATAATTCTAATTCCTTTTTGTTTTAATTCATTAACTCTACTAAAATCATTTTTTTTAATTAAATTTCCTATATCATCTGCTTGTTTGTTTAAAACAGACGTTAAAATTTGTAAATCTTTTGTTGGATTTGTACCAACTCCAGAGGTATGGTGTTTAACTATAGAGTTAAAAATGCTTGGAGCTGAAGTTTTATTAGATATAAATTGAACTAAATCTTTAAATTTTATTTTACTTGTGTCAAATCCTTTTGGAAAAAGTTCTTTAAAAACAGTATCTATTTGATCTAAGTTTAATTTAGACCTTAAAGAAACATCATGAAATTTTTTTACGTTTTTAAAATCAGGATGATCCTTAATTAATTTTTCATTTGTTTTTAATTTATTATTTACAATATATCCGTTGTAATAATATTTTTTACCTTTACCACTTTGTGTGTTGTCTATCATTCCAACTATTTTGTTATTTTTTTTAATTGGTTTATAATTTTTATTACCTTGAAGAAACGCTCTATCCATCGAGTACAACATAAAACCATCTGCATTACCTACTCTAAATTTGTACCTAAAATCCTCTGGTTCATTTATAAATCTTACAATTTTTGCAATTAACGATCTATTATCTTTTGGTGGTAAACCTTTTAATCGTCTTTCTTTTTCTCCAATTCTTGCTGGAGACACACCATACGCATATTTATTAAAATCCCATTTTTTAACTTCAGGAAATTGTCCTTTAATTTCATTTTGAACTGAAACAGGTAATACTTTAAATTTTGTTGTATCGGTAAAACCTCTAAAAATATATCTTCTTATAGCATCATAATTATTATCATAAGAAGAAATTCCTATAGTTGGATAATTTATAAAATCAAATTTAACTTTTGGAAATTTTTTCTTTAGTTTTGTTTTTTCATATGAAGTTAAAGGTATAGAAATTAAATCTCTAGGTTGTAACGCACCTGATGGGCCTTTTCTTTGCACATCATACTTGCCTACTTTTTGTGTTTTAATTTCATCACTACCATCTTGTAAATCAACTCTACCACCATCAGCTTTAAATGCTTGTTGAAACATATCTCTAATAATTGTTTTAGGTGGAGTAGGTATGCCTTGTGTACCTTGTCGTACGGTGCCTGGACCAAATTTTTCGTTAAGTTCTTGTAAGGCTGCTTCAAGATCAGAGTCTAATACAGCAAATTTATTACCAAGACTTTTGTCTTCGTCATCTACAAACGTATTACGTATGGGATCAAATATATAAGCCAACGATGCCTCCTTCTGCGTTTAATTCTTTGAGTGGTAAAATCTTGCCTTCAAATCTAGGTTTAGTGCTAGAGTATTCTCTAAAAGCATCTGGATCTATTTTTTGTAAAGCTGCTTCACGTCTTTGAATGTTTTCGCCATGATAACCTAG